GCCTGGCAGAAGACGAAGCGAGGGGGATAACAAATGTCTGAGACTACACAAAACGTGGCTACAATATTGAGCTACATGATGCGGATGGACGATGCTGATTTTGATCATACGTTAGACACATTGCAGCAGATCAAGCGCAATCGAGCGAAGCAAAGTAAAAAAAACTTATACGCTAATACACCAGGACGTACATCAAATAACGTGTTAGACGTTTGTGGAAAAATAGGGGATTGACTGCTATTTTTGGGTGTTCTTATAATCGACGCAGTCGCAACACAGTATACACTAAGTGTTAACACTAAGTGCTTACACAGCGTTGTAAATGAGCATCCATAAAGCTCATTTGCATAAGCGATAAATACACAAAGAGTTATCACTAAGTGAATACACTAAGTGTATATGGGCATCATATTTTTTTTGCGGGAGCAATCTGTGTATAATCCAGATGTAGCACAGCTGTCAGATCTGTTTTTTGAGGCAGCAGAAACTGAACGTGCGCTCCCACCAGCAATTAGAAAACAAAAGCTAGGATCATGGCCTGAGTATCGACAGCAGTGGTCAGCATATGGCAGCACAGAGTTCAAACCAAAGTTACCAGCACCATCTCCAAAGCAAGTTACACAATACGACAGAGCTCTTATTCTTGGCATAGAGCACATGGATGCAGATGATCGTAAAATGGTATGGGCTGTTAGCCACAGTGCCGCCTTCCGTGAGAGAGGCGCACAGTGGCAGAAGCTCGCACGTATGCATGGATTACGTGATGGCAGACAGATCAAAAGACGCTACCAGGATGCATTGGTAAGACTATGGGCAAAGCTTAAATACACTGATGACGAGATCCTTGCAGAATACTTTAGCTAAAAACGTTAAATATATTTTTTATCGTTTGCACAAATGCACGAAATGTAGTATGGAATATGATATACTTAGGCAGATATTGTTTAAGTTAGTCAGACTGACAGCCTCTCCAAAACTTTGTCGCTATTGTTTACGGACTTGGGCTGTCAGCACGACTGCTTGGAAAGCCTGTATTCCAAACCTCAAACAACTTACCTGGCTAGACATAACCAACTGGCGCTTATGCTGTCTCACTATTAGCAACGTCTAGTCAGGTCTTTTTCTTAGGTACACAATGCCCAAACGTAATGTAACAAAAGCACACATGGTGGAAATCTGTGATCGTATTGCAGAAGGTGAAAGCCTTACACGTATATGCGAAACGTCAGACAATCTACCTTCATGGCGTACCATACTGCGCTATGTGCAAGAGGATGAAGCTGCATACACACAGTATCGCAATGCTCGATCTTTGCAGTGCGAAGTTATGCGTGATCAAATACTAGACCTAGTTGAAGCAGAGTTACCTACAGATCCAAAGCTAGCTATGGCAGAGGTACAGAGGCGTAGACTACAAGCTGATCATATGGACAAGCATATCAGACAAATGCAACCGCTAGGTATTAGAGATAAAGCAGAGGATAAGCAGCAAGCTGGTCAGATCACATTGACTTGGTCAGGTGGTGAGGTCAGTGCGGAAGCTAGTTGATTTGTGTGTATATTGCATAGGCTGTGGCAGCGATCACGCGCACGAGGCAGACACCCAGAAGATTTGATTTTGTTTTAGATATACCTGGTTCTAGGCGCCCAGCTAGGCGCCCAAGGCAGCTAACCTATTGTAATTACAGAACATGTGGTCGGGTTGCACACCCGATGACCCTATAATTTAGCCAGGGCGCACCCCCACCCCCCGAAAAACTGGGCGCTCCTACTATACACGTATAAAACCCAAACAAGACACTCCGTCACATGCACATCGAGATACCTTATTCACCAAGGCCATTACAAAACCAATTGCATCAGGCACTAGCTGAGAAACGCTGGGGCGTAGTTGTATGCCATCGTAGGTTTGGCAAGACGGTCATGGCGATCAATCACTTGTTGAGGGCTGCTATTCTTTGTGACAAGCCTAACCCAAGGTTTAGTTACATAGCACCGACATATCGTCAGGCGAAGGCAGTAGCCTGGGATTATCTAAAGCAGTTTGCTGGAGCGATACCGATGGTACGGTTTCACGAGACTGAGCTGCGGTGTGATTTGCCTAACGGTGCTAGGATCCAGTTACTGGGTGCAGAGAACCCTGATAGTCTGCGTGGGATATACCAGGACGGTACGTGTTTAGATGAGATGGCAGATATGCCAGAGAGTTTGTTTCCTGAGATCATTAGGCCAGCGCTAAGTGATCGAAAAGGGTGGGCGTTGTTTATTGGTACGCCTAGGGGTCACAATGCGTTTTATGAATTGTATGACGCTGCTGAGAGGCAAGACGATTGGCACACGGCTTTATTCAAGGCGAGTGAAACAGGAATACTGGATGATGAGGAATTAGAGGCTGCATCGGCTATGATGAGCCCTGACCAGTATGCCCAGGAGTATGAGTGTAGCTGGGTAGCAAATGTACCAGGTGCTGTTTATGGCAAAGAGTTACAAGAGCTGCATGAGAAGGGGCGCATAACATCAGTTCCGTATGATCCTAGTGTTAGGGTGGAAACTTTTTGGGATCTGGGTGTGGGCGATAGCACGGTCATATGGTTTGTACAGCAGGTTGGTCGAGCTGTGCATGTTATCGATTATTATGAAAACAGGGGAGAGGGTTTGCCGCACTATGCAAAGGTGCTGCAACAGAAAGAGTATTTATATTCGATGCATCATGCACCGCATGACATTGAGGTAAGGGAGCTGAGTACTGGGAAGAGTAGGCGAGAGGCTGCATATGACCTGGGAATTAATTTTAGAGTTGTTCCGAAGCTACCGTTAGAGGATGGGATCCATGCTGCGAAAATGTTACTCCCTCGTTGCTGGTTTGATGCAGAGTTGTGCAAGCCTGGTCTTGAGGCTCTCAGGCAGTATCACCGCGCTTATAACGAGCGTTTGCGTAGTTTTAGGAACACACCTGTACATGATTGGAGTTCGCATAGCGCGGATGCCTATCGGTATTTGGCGGTGGGTATTAGGGCTGTGTCGGACAGTTTACGTCCAGCTCAGAGAGATGCTGACAGCGGTTATAATCCGTTTGCAGCGTAAGGAGAAATAGATGGCTTATAAAACATACGATACTTATACAACGAGCGATGGTACGAAGTATGTTGGTATGTATAGCGATAATCGTACACAGATTTATAAAGAAGACGCAGACGGTAACAGAACAATTTTATCATCTACTAAAGGTGGTAGGAGAACATCTTCACAACGAAAAAAGGTTTCAGAAGATTTTGATTCATTTATAGGCGCTGTTAAAAAAGCTGAAACTGGTGTGGAGCTTACGTATACGGATGAAGATGTAACGGCTGGTGGCGGTGGTTTATTCAAAAAAGATAAAGCGTCTACGCTCACGTTTTCTGATGGTACTGTATTAAGTTCTAAGGCTGGTAGAACAAGTAATGAAGTAGCAACTTTAAAAAGATTAGCAGATGAAATTGGCGCTGTATCGATAGCAAACAAACCCGACGAAACAGAAGATACCACTGATACAAATACCACTGATGACACCACAGTTCTCGATGAAACAACAGATACTGCACTTGATACAGTAGAAGAAATATCTGACCAAACGTTTGGTGGTAGCGACAGTAGCAACGAAAGTGGTGTTGATAACACAGATAATATTTCAAATTATTTCGATAACACGGTTACGTCATTAGTTAATACGGCTGCTGGTCAGAAACAGAACCAGGAGTCTGCGCTGACCACATCAGTAGGTGAAGCAGAAGATGAAGCGATTAGTTATATGACAGGTGGCACAGCATCAAATGTTTTGAACCCTGGGGGCGCACAAGGGTTGTTAAGCAGTGATGACGATGAAGACGATCCGTTTAACAGACGTAAAACGCTGATAGGCGCTTGATATAATGATAGCCAATAAGAAAAAACCGAAAAACATTGCTGGTATGATGGGCAAAAACGCATCACAGCCAGCGCAAATGATGGGTAAGATGACGGTGGATCCGCTGGAACGTGCGATGCAGAAAATGGCTGGACGGACGCAAGGCGGTGCAACAGATGGCATCAAACTTAAAAAGAAACCGACTATTATGACAAGTTATGGAATTCTGTAATGGCTGAAGTCACAAAACTCGTACAGCAGCTGGATAGGCGATATAAAACGCTACAGACACAGCGCAGCAACTGGGAACAGCATTGGCAGCAATTAGCTGACTATATGCTCCCTAGAAAGGCTGATATTGTCAAAAAACGTACACAGGGTGACAAACGAACAGAACTCATTTTCGACGGCACGGCAATACATGCAGTAGAGCTGCTGGCATCGAGTTTACACGGTATGTTGACTAGCCCAAGTACGCCCTGGTTTTCTATGCGATACAGAAACCCAGGGCTACAGAGGGATGATGCAGCAAACGAATGGCTAGAAGTGTGTACCGATCAAATGTACCAGCACTTCAATCGTTCAAACTTTCAGCAAGAAATCCATGAATTGTACTACGATTTGGTGGTGTTCGGCACTGGTAGCTTTTACGTCAACATGGAACAAGACGGATTGCGCTTTGCGTGTCGGCATATTGCAGAAATATGCATATCAGAAGATAGCCAGGGTCGGGTCGATACGATCTATAGAAAGTTCAAACTGACCGCTCGATCTATCAAAATGCAGTTTCCTGACGCAACAATGCCGAAAGCTGTAGAAAAAGATGTGGATAATGATCCGTACAAAGAACATGAAGTTGTTCATGCCGTATTCCCTCGTGCGGAAGCTACTGGAGTATTTGCTAGAGATAAACCAGTAGCCTCTGTCTATTACATGGCAGAAAGTCGGGAGCTGCTGAGTGAAGGTGGCTTTGACGAAATGCCGTTTATGTCACCACGTTTTGTTAAAGATTCAGTTAGCACCTATGGACGCAGCCCAGCGATGACCGCATTGCCTGACGTTAAGATGCTAAACAAAATGTCAGAAACAACAATTAAGGCTGCACAAAAGCAAATCGATCCACCATTAATGGTTCCAGACGATGGTTTTCTTGGCACAGTACGCACCTCACCAGGTGCACTGAACTTTTACCGATCAGGAACGCGAGATAGGTTAGAGCCGCTGCAAATCGGAGCCAACAACCCACTAGGGCTTAACATGGAAGAGCAAAGGCGTAACGCAATACGTCAAGCGTTTTATGTAGACCAGCTGCTATTGGGTCAGGGTCAGAATATGACAGCGACAGAAGTGTTGCAGAGGAACGAAGAAAAAATGAGGTTGCTTGGCCCTGTTCTAGGACGGATGCAAGCAGAATTGCTCCAACCTCTTATATCACGCTCTTTTGCATTGCTTCTCAGGGCTGGCCTCCTCCCTCCAGCGCCTGAGGAGCTACAAGGTCAGGATATTGATATTGAATACGTAAGCCCCCTAGCGAAAGCGCAAAAACTTACAGATCTCCAGGCAATGCTGCGTGGGTTTGAGATATTGTTGCAAGTCAGCCAGGTTGCACCAGTAACGGATTATCTCGATGGCGATAAGATGGTGCAGTATCTTGTCGAGACAGCTGGGCTACCAGCCAGGGTCATACGCGGTGAAAATGAAGTGGCAGAGATACGACAGCAACAGGCAGAGGCGGCACAACAACAACAGGCAATGCAAGAACAAATGCAAAGCGCTGAAGCAGCAAACAAAATAGCGCCATTTATTAAGGCGGCTGGTAGTGTACCAGTAGAATGAAAGGTTAATTAAAACAATCCGTACACGAACTGTTCATCTGGCTGTGCGTCTAGCTCTTGTTGACGTTTGTGCCATTTTAAATCGGCTTCTGTAGCCTCTCGCGAAAAGACTTCTTCACTATCAGGAGTTAAAGCATACACTAGATCTTTTAATCCATTTTGCCATTCTATTATGTCAACACGGTATATTTTTTCTTTATTTTCCATAACTTAGTATACCATACTTAACGTAAAAAGTCAAATAGACAAAAAACATGCAACAACTAGAAGAGTTAAAACTTGCCTATCGCAGAACCTTTAACACTGACGATGGCGAGATTGTATTAGGTGACCTCAAGGCACGGTTTGGCTTTGAAACCACCACGTATTCGGACAATCCATATAATAGTGCATTTAACGAAGGTCAGCGAGCAGCTGTGCTGCTGATTGTCCGTATGCTGACCGAAGGGAAGGAACCCGAATGAGCGAAGAGGCAATCCAAGACACTGGATCTCAGGAAGTCGCAACACAAGCTGTAGCGGATAGCGCAGTAGAAGAAGTAAGTTTTAGAGACAGTCTACCAGATAATTTGCGTAATGCGCCTGGTATGATGAAATTTAAAGACGTACCTGGTTTAGCACAAGGCTATGTAAACCTAGAGTCTATGATCGGCACAGATAAAATCGGTGTGCCACAAGACAGCTGGACAGACGATCAATGGTCTGAGTTCTATAGCAAAACAGGCCGTCCACAAGACACATCTGCATATGTTGCAGATTTTGATAATATACTAAGCGAAGAACAAGCAATCGGTTTTAGACAAGCTGTGTTTGAGGCTGGTCTATCGCCCAGGCAGTTTGATAAAATTGCAGCGTATTTTATTAATGAAAATGCTGCAATGGAAGAGCAACATGAAGCGCGAGCGGAAGCAGCCTTTGATGAAGGTGTTGCAGCACTGCAAGCAGAGTGGGGGCAAGCTACAGAGCAACGTGTTAAGTTAGCGCAACAAGCAGCAGAAACATTGCTCGGCCCAATGCAAGAAAACGAGTTTTTTAGAGAAACTATGGCAGATGGTCGGCAACTTGGCGATCATCCAGAAATTATAAAAATGTTTGCGGCACTTGGTGAGCAAATGGGCGAAGACAACCTGGTCGGTGAAACGTCAGAGCTGATCATGACACCAGAGCAAGCACGACAAGAACTAAAAGAAATAATGCGTCCTGGCACTCCATATATGGATGCCCAGCACCCAGAACATGATGCGTATGTGCGAAAAGTACAGGAGCTTTTCCAAGCAGCATCGTGATACGTGGATAACCGTAAGGCCCACACGCCAAGCATGTGTGACATGCGGAGTGACTGCCCATAGCAGTAAGCACGGCCCCGAAAGGGATAACCAAGCGCAGCAACCCAAAATTAATTGAAACAAACTGTAAAGGAGAGACGTATGTCTACTCAAATTGATACAGCTTTTGTCAATCAGTTTTCCGCTAACGTCCAGATGCTATCACAGCAAATGGGTTCGTTGCTGCGAAATGCAGTCGATGTGGAAAGCGTGAATGGCGAGAAAGCTTTTTTTGATCAGGTTGGTTCATCAGCAGCGGTAAAGAAAACAAGCCGCCACGCTGATACGCCACTTGTTGAAACACCACACACTCGTAGAATGGTCACCATGTCAGACTATGAGTGGGCTGACTTAATCGATGAACAGGACAAAGTGCGTTTGCTTATCGATCCAACATCAACCTATGGCAGAGCTGCGGCTGCTGCGATGGGAAGAGCGATGGACGATGAGATTATTGCAGCGGCCCTGGGTACAGCAAAAACTGGCAAAGATGGCGGTACAGACACTGCACTACCAGCTGGTCAGAAAATTGCTCACGGTTCTGCTGGTTTAACAATTGCTAAACTTGTAAGCGCAAAAGAGCTTCTTGATGCAGCAAGTGTTGATCCGTCAATACCGCGTCATATCGTTGTGTCACCAAAACAAATTTCTGATTTGTTAAACAATACAACGGTTACATCATCTGATTTCAATACCGTCAAAGCGTTAGCTCAAGGTGAAATCAATTCGTTTGTAGGCTTTAACTTCATCGTGTCGAATAGACTAACAACAGATTCAAACTCAGACCGTCAGGTTATTGCGTTTGCACAAGATGGTCTAAAAGTAGGCATGGGCAAAGAGCCTATGGCAAAGATCGATGAACGAGCCGACAAGTCATATGCAACGCAAGTCTACTACTGTCAAACTCTCGGTGCTACGCGCATGGAAGAGGAAAAAGTAGTCGAAATTGCGTGTAACGAATAGGAGACTTATAAATGGCTACTGTTTATTCCACACAAAGAACTAATTCACGAGCTACACCAGCTACGATGAATAAAGCAAACGAGCTTGGCGGTCGTATCCGCGTGGCTCACGGCACGTATGAAGCATCTTCACTTGCATCAGGTGATGTGATTGAAATGTTTGTATTGCCAGATGGCGCACGTTTGTTGGAAGGATCTCTAGCGCATGACGCACTAGGATCATCAACAACATTGAGCGTTGGCTATGCTGCACACACAAACGCAGCAGGGTCAGCGGTTAGCGCATCCGCAGCAGCTTATAAAGCAGCAGCAGCATCAACATCAGCACAAAAAGTAGACATACTTGCTACTTTAGCTCTTGGCTCTGGTACAGAGACAGACACAAATGGTGATGGTGTGGCAGTCACAGTTACGATGGGCGGTGCAGCTGGCACTGGTACTATCGAGCTAACCATCAAATACGTGGTTGATTAATTAAGAGGGGCGCGAAAGCGCCCCCCTTTTTTTATGGGATTTTAAAATGACTTCTACGGTTGATATTGCAAACTATGCGCTAAACTCGTTGGGTGCGAATAACATAAGCACGTTTGATGAGAATTCAAAGCCAGCGCGATTGGTCAACCAAAGATATAATTCAGTGCGCGATAATGTGTTTCGCCAGCATCCTTGGAACTGCCTCATAAGGCGTGTGGAGCTCCCCAGAGAAAGCGACACACCAGCCTTTGACTACACATATCAATACGCACTACCAACGGATCCGTTTTGTTTACGTGTGCTAGAGTTCAGCAATGGCACACTGACGTTTCCGTATGATAATATGACCAGCAACTCTGGTGGCCCTGTTTACGTCATAGAGGGGCGTAAGCTTGTGACAGATGAGGGTATTGCAAAAATACGCTACATTGGGCGTGTAACGGATCCGCAAGAGTATGACGCTGGGCTCGTCGAAACGTTGGCATCTGCACTTGCTTTTGAGCTGGCCTATGCAATCACTGGATCAAACACAGTTAAACAGATTATGGCAGCTGAATATTCAGACAAATTAAAAGCAGCTAAATTTGTTGATGCGACAGAGGGTGCGCCTCAAAA